CCTGCTGGTCGGTATGTACGGCGGTCTCGACATCACCGTCGATCCGTACACCAACAGCACGTCCGGCACGGTTCGTATCGTTGCCCTCCAGACCATTGACGTGGCTGTCCGTCACGCAGTGTCCTTCGCCTTCAATAACGACGGCGCATAATGCTAAAGTGGTCGAGCCAGTCGAGCCTTTCTGGCTCGGCCACACACTCTGAGGAAGCCCCGATGCCATATGTTGTTTTGAAATCATGCTTTGCAGCAGGCGGTCGCCGCAGCGCCGGTGATGTGCTGAATATCCCCGCCGATGAGGCGAAGGCGCTGACTGCTATGGGCCGCATTGAGTATGTGACGCCTTCCAAAAAGGAAGAGCAGACGGATCGCTCGGTTGCGCTGAAGGGCAGTAAAACCACAAAGCCGACAACGCGGAGGAAGAAGAGTGAAGATTAAGATTGAGAAGTCCTGCAAGTCGGGCGGTGTTGGCCTCAAGGTTGGTCAGGTTCACGATCTGAGCGACCGGATCGCGCAGAAGCTGATAGAGCGCGGCTATGCAAAGGCGTACACTGCGAAAGATGCTCTAGCAGCCGAGAAAGAATCGAAAGATGCCGATCAACCTGAATGACGACATTCTGCTTTTGTTGGATGTGGATGACTTCGCTGTATCAGCGACCTTCACGAAGGCAGACGCATCATCACAGTCCACCATTCTCGGTATCTTTGATAATGAGACCGTCCCAGTTGAAGCGGGCGGGTTTACGACCGTTCACGAACAGCAGCCCCGGTTTACATGCCGCACATCAGACATTCCGACGGTGGCTGAGGGTGACACACTGCTAATCAATTCTGTGACTTATACAATCCGCGCTTGGGTGCATGACGGCACCGGCGTTACCACTCTCCAGCTTGAGGTGCAGTAATGGCCCATGTGCGCCAGCAGATACGACAGCGCATTGGTGCAGTGCTCTCTAGCGGCGTCACGTTGGTTGGTGGCCGCGTTTACAGATCGCGCGTTTACCCGCTGGACGCATCCAAGCTGCCCGCCATTACAGTGCTGACGGGATCAGAGACATCCAACCTTATGGTTATGGGGTCCAAGACCCTAGACCGCACTGTGAGTATATTCGTAGATTGCTATGTGTCCGTTAAGGATACGTTCGACGATGATGTCGATGCTATAGCTGTCCAAGTTGAAGAGGCCATTGCCGGTGACTTTACGGTCAACGGCTTGGCAAAGACTGTGATCTTGCAGTCCACCGAGATCGACTTCAGCGGTGAAGCGGAAACACCCATTGGTGTTGCCCGCTTAACTTATGACGTTCGATATGTTACTGCTATTGATAACGTGGAAACGGCCAATTAACAGGAGGCTCCTATGGCTACACATACCGGCAGCGAGGGGACCGTTAAGGTCGGTTCCAATGCTATTGCAGAAATCCGCTCTTTCTCGATTGAGGAAAGCGCAGATACGCTTGAAGACACCTCTATGGGCGACACCGCTCGGACCTACAAGTCTTCGCTAACCACCTTCACCGGCTCGGTGGATGTGCTTTGGGATGAGACGGACTCAACCGGCCAAGGCGCTTTGACTATCGGTGCGGAAGTGACGCTGAACCTGTATCCCGAAGGTGATACGACCGGCGACGTTTATTACACTGGCACTGCCATTGTGACTGGCCGCACGATCAACAGCAGCTATGACGGCTTGATTGAGATGTCGATTTCGGTGCAGGGTAGTGGCGCACTGTCTGAAACAACCGTCTAAAGGAGACTGTAAATGAGCATTGCAAAGCAGATCGCAGCTAAAAGAGAAGCACAAGATCGCAGCTTTGCAGAGGTCGAAGAATGGGGCGAAGAGGATCAACCTCTTCGCCTTTATTTCGGCACTGTATCAGCGAGAGATATTGAGAAGGTCCAGCGGAAACATAAGGATTTTCTGACCCAGGCGTCTATGGCCGCAATGGTTGAGATGATTATTCTCAAGTGTGAGACCGAGGATGGGGAGCGTGCGTTTTCCCTTGATGACAAGCCGGTCCTGATGGGTGAGCCGGTTGGCGTAATTGCCAAGCTGTTCGGCGACATCTTCAACCCGGAAAGCGTCGAGGATCATGTAAAAAACTGAAGCGCGATCCATTCAGGCTAAATCTTGTCGGGTTGGCGCTTCGGCTCGGCAAGACAATCTCTGAGATTGAGGAAATATCCTTATCGGAGTACAATGAATGGGTCGCTTACTTTAGCGTAATTGAGGAGCAGCAGACCAATGGCAACTGAAGACCTTACGTTTCGGTTCAATGTTACGGGCAATGCTGTTCCTGAACTGCAAAAAGTTCAGCGCCAGGTGCGTGCTGTTGACGATCAGATCAAGCGGAGCAACGCCGCTTTAAGAAGGCACTCCGGTCAGTACAATTCTGCTGCCGTTGCGGCCAACAAGTTCGCCAAGGGCGCATTGCAGCAGGCAGGCTATCAGGTTGGCGACTTCGTTGTTCAGGTCACAAACGGCACCAGCGCAATGCAGGCGTTTGGTCAGCAGGGTGCGCAGCTTGCAGGTGTCTTTGGGCCTATCGGTGCTGTTGTTGGCGCGGGCATTGCGATCTTCTCTGCTATCGCGGTTGCGGCTGAGAGGAGCGGCAAGCAGATCAATGATGTAGGTGCAGCATTTGGTGTATTGCAGGAACCAATAGCTGCCGTTGCAAACTCAGTGCAGTCTCTTGGCGGCGTGTTTAACGGCGTGTTTCCGGTAATACTTCAGAACATTGACACGGCACTAATAGCTGCAACACTTTTTGCGGGCTATATGGGCGTCAAATATGTTGTCAGTATGGCTGCTGCTACCGCCGCTACAGTCACATTCACAGGGGCAATGTATAGGCTTGGCGTTGTAACTGGGACCGTTCAGAAAATACTTCAAAGGTTTCTTCCTGCCGCCTTATTGTTGGGTCTGGCGAAAATAATTGAAATGTTCTTGACCTTAGTGAAGGGCGCTGCCGGGTTCGGAATTGCTTTAGGTCTCCTCAAGGACGTTGCCTTGGAGGTTGTGGACAGGATCGTTCTTGCATTCAAGTCAATACCTTTGGCCGTAAAGGCTGGGGCCGCACTGATGTCGCAATTCTTCTTGGAACGTCTTGCAAATATGTCTGAGGCTTTTGTTGATTTCACAGCAGACGTGGCAGACGCATTCAACGCTTTATTCAACACAAACCTTACGCCTCTTGGGCAATCAATGGCGACCGGCATGAGGGCTGCGGCTGACGCCGGAAAGGCGGCTGCTGCCGAGGCAACTGCCGAATTTAGTGCTATGGCTGGGAGCATCACCGCGCCACTGCAAAGCCTTGAGGCGTTGACAAATGCCTATAAGAATGGGCGCGAGGACGTGGTTCTTTTTGGCGATGCTGCTGAAGAAGCCAATGACAAGGCCGCGTCTTCTGGCGCGAATGCCGCCGAGGCCATAAAACAAAAAATGACTGAGGCCCAAGAAAGATTAAAGTCCCTTGCGGAAAGTATCTCTGGTAGTTTTGGAAATGCCCTTATGTCTGTTGTGGATGGCACGAAGTCAGTGGGCGAAGCATTCCGCAGCATGGCGGTGGAGATCATTAAGGAACTTTACCGAGTGTTTGTGGTGAAGCAGATCACCGGCTTTATTGAGCGCAGCATTACGAGCCTATTTGGCGCTCCCACCGCTGCCCCTGTTGCCAGTCTTCGCCCTGTAGCCCGACCCAGCAGCTTTGCAGGAGGCGGCTACACGGGCAATGGAGCGCGTGCAGGGGGCTTGGATGGTAAGGGTGGCTTCATGGCTATGATGCACCCGCGTGAGAGCGTCATTGACCACACAAGGGGTCAGGGCGCTGGCGGTGTGATCGTCAATCAAACGATCAACGTAAGCACTGGCGTGTCGCAGACCGTGCGCTCGGAGATCAGGTCTCTGATGCCGCAGATCGCCGAAAACGCCAAGAACGCGGTGGTTGATGCCAAGCGGCGTGGCGGTTCATACGGAAGGGCGTTTGCATGAGTATTACCTATCCGCTGTCTTTGCCGACTCATACGGGCATTCGCGGCATTGAGTTGCGTGCGGTGAACGCCGTGGCCTACAGCATGTCGCCGTTTACCTTCGCTGGTCAGACGCACGCTTACGCGGGTCAGATGTGGCAGGCTGATGTGACGTTACCGCCGATGAAGCTGGCAGATGCAGAGCAGTGGATCGCGTTTTTGATCTCCCTTCGCGGTCAGCTTGGCACGTTCCTGCTGGGCGATCCGTTGAGGACTACCCCGCGAGGCACAGCGACATCTGCGACCGTCAGCGGCTCATCGGGATCGGGCAGTGTGACAGTTACCATGTCGGGAACGCTACTGGCTGGAGATTACATCCAACTTGGCACCGGTGATGACTCTACTTTGCACAAGGTGCTTCAAGACCGCTCCGGCAGCGGTACATTGGAGATATGGCCTGCCTTGCGGAAAGACCGCAGTGCCGTGTCGGCAACCTTAACGAGCGCCA